ACTTTCCATGTAGGTCTTTTGTGGTTATTATTTTTGCGTTGCCCTTTACATTCAATACAGCTTTCTCTCCATCTTCTGCCAAAAGTGATAATTGACGAAGATAAATGTTTGCAATCATTTCAATAGCATTATCTCTATCTCTTGCAAGCTTTCCAATTTCAGAAGCAGAATACTGTGCAAGTGCTGTGATCTCAGTTGCAGTTGCTCTTGATGCTTCTCCTCTAGTAAATGGAGCAAGAATAGAACCTCTATTTATATCGGCTTCAATAAATCCTAGATAGCGGTCAAAATTACTGGATAAAGGAACAACATCTACAACCTTAATAAGTCCCTCAAGAGAAGCTTCATCTGTTCCTATCATAGCACCATCAATACCTGCTGTAATCTTGGCTAATTCTTCTTCATCAAATGCGCCTTCTTTATAGAGATATTGTCTGCTATCTCTACGAACAGCATTTGCCCAATAAGTTCTTAAAACATTTTTCTCATAGAATTGGTCATAAACACGAGAAACTGCTGAAATGCCCTCCATAGGCTTATCTGGTTTACGAGCATAATAAAGAGGAGCTATTGGTGGTAGTGGTCTATCATCATAAGTTCTAACAGGGATTTCCCCTTTCTCTAATAGTTCTTCACCATTCTTATAATTTGGTGACCAGAAGTAAAGAGCATCATAAGCTAAATCATAAAGCTCAACAACCTGTATGTATTGGTAATCATCTGGAAGGTCAGCATAATTTTTAGATCCTCCTCCATAAATACCAGAAGAACCATTAGCACTTCTGTATGGCATAGCACCTGTTGAGAAATAATCTTCTTTTGGAACTGATGTAAAATTCTTTCCACCAAACTTCTCTCTAGCCTCTGGAATAGTTAGATAGTATGTATGTCCAACAAAACGTTGACTTCCCCAAGAAGATGCATCCCTATCAACAATAACTTCCCAAGGAGGAATAGCTCTAATAGAAACTTTATCTAACATTTCATCTGAACCAGTTGGAGCTAATTTAAAAAAGGAATTTGGATAGATTAAGGCCAGACGAGAAGCTATTTCAAGTTGTTCTCTCTGGTCAAAAAGAAATCTATTTGCTGCTGCTTGTGCTAGTTCTGGATCGCCAGCAGTGTTTGCAGCATCTCCACCAACTACAACAGCAGGAGATTTAGAGAATAAAGCAGCTATGTATCCTTCCACATAAGAGAAACAATCTGCTGTCTCAATTCTAATCATACTTTCATCGTATGCTTGTCCTTCCCAGAAACGGTTCTCATAAGCATTCTTATATTGTTTGAGAATAGTAGATTGTCCTTCCCAATAATCAAGATGGTCTTGTAAGATTATTCTAATAAGGGCAACTGTGTCTTTATTGGTTCTAGCCATTTATTATTCCCTCATTTTATTAGTAATAGTCAAGGCTTCTCTTCCATGAGCTTTAATACAATCTTTACACCATCCAGAAAGTCCATCAACTAAATCCTCAACAAAAAATCCTGTTTCCTTTGGCATAGCTTTACGACATTTTAAACATCTAACAAAACCATTAGGAGGAACTAACATTAGGGTATTTCCAAATAATGGTGTTAGCTTTGTTTCTATTGGTGGTGGTCCAGATGGTTTAAGGTTATAATACTGATTTTTATGTCTTATTCTTTCATCTTCATAAGACCCTACAGAAATAACCTCTTCTACTGGAACCCTTTCTAAAGGTTCTGATTTCTTTCTAGCCATGTTAGTATCTCCTGTGTGATGCTATTGATACACCACTATTGTTTATTATTTTAGATGCTTTACCGTTTTTTATCCATGCTGGTAAAAAGGTTTCTTTTGGAAGTTTTACACCCTCAATACATACTGAAGCTAAAGCAAGAGCTACAGCATTATCTCCGTGGGATGATAGATTGTCTGGAATAATAATCGCACCTTTCTCATTTACCTGTAGGCTTCTTATTTCAGCAAATGTAATATTGTCTATTCCTCTAATCCAACCATTCCTTACTAATGTTTTTAAGTTCTCAAACATAAAGGTTTTAGATTTGCCAGTTGTTTGCCAATCCTTTCCTTCTTCGTCATACCAGAACCTTTTAAATCCCATATGTTTTAATTCGTTGATTACTACGTTACCATAGTTGTTGCTTTCTATAAGAGATACAGCATCGTTATATCTTTGGGATAAATCAAAAATTACTTCAGCTAATTCAACTGGACTTATTTTATTACTTCTAAAAATAGCTACAGGTTGATAGGTCATTTTAGAAAGAACTTGAATAACTGAATAGTCACGATTAACACCAGCAGCTACGTCAACACCTATAGCGTATCTATCATCTGGTTTAGGCTCTTCTAATACTAAAGCATCTACCGCCTCTACTTGTATTACATCTACTTCTTTTAGATCTGTTGCCGTGAAATAAGAATTACCTACTTGTCTATAGGCTTCTTCTAATGTAGTTGGGTATTCTCTGGTGAACTTATCCCATCCAATCTTTTCTATTTTCTTTCTTCTCCACCAAAGCTGATTAAAGTTTAGGTCTAATTCTTTCATTATTTCTAATTCTTCATCAGTCCATTCAACTTCATTATTCTTTGCTATTGGTGTATGGTATTCCGTGTGGTCATACCAAGGAAAGAATAGATAGTTGTATTCTGCTTGTCCTCTTTCATAACGCATAATCTCTTGGTGTAGAGCATCATTATAATAATTTGCTGTGCTCTCAATAACTAACTGTCCACTATTTAGAGCGGCAATAGCAGTAGCTTTTAATTCTTCTGGATTATCAGCAAAGGCGTATTCTGAAATGTGTAGTGCTGAACAAGTAAAAGAACGTAAGCCTCCTTTACCTTCAGCAGATACAGCTATTATTCCTGCTCCATTAGAGAAACGGAATTCAGTTGTATTATCTACAATTAATCCAATCTTTAGAGCTTCTGGTAGATTATTATAAAATCTTTTTGAAATCTCTAGAAGATGTTTTGATGATGCTAATTTGTGAGAAAGAATAGCAAGTGTTATTGGGTCTTCTGCTGTATAAGCTTTCCAAAAGAAATAAGCACATACAATAGTAGAAGATCCAATCTGTCTTGGCTTTAGGATTAATGTATCTTCTCCAGTATGTAGGGCTTCGACAATCTTTATCTGTTCAGCATTAGGTTTAAGAAAAGTTATTCTTCCTTTCTTATCAACAATCTTTAGCCTACTGATAAATTCAATAGGGTCTTGTAAGATTTTATTATATTGAGATAAAGTCCTTGACATAGATTATCCTTTATTCTGTCTAACCCAACCATCTATGTCCTTTAGTTTAGTGACATTCTTTTTATCTTCAGTTGTCTGGTCTAATCCTTTATCTTTCTTATACTTGTCGATGGTTACAAGATTATCTATAAGTGATTGTAAATCTCTGCCAGTAAATGTTTCTGTCTTTCCCTTTACTTTAATTTCATAACAAGCTAGTTCTACAGCCGCCCACAGAAAGTCCTCAATCTTTCTTTCCTGTGCAGCTTTTCTCATAGTATTGTGTGGTAGTGGTTTGCGAGGCATCTGTTCTCCTTAAGATGGGATTAATCATTTATTATCCCTCACAAAAGGAGAATAGGTCAAGTTATGTAATCTATGTTGGATTGTCCATTAACTAAAACTGTTTCCACTTCTCCTGTAAAGATGTTGTGAAGTGTTACAGCCTTTACTAATTCACCAGATGATTTTCTCTTTTTGGAAACTGTAATCTCTTCTATTCCAAAAGCTTCTGTTAGTGCTCCAAATGAATGTATCTTTGCCGACAGAAACATGTAATCTTTTCCATCCATTCTAATTCCAGTTCCCTTAATAATCTTGCTTGGCATCATCATAACATCGTGAATAAAATCTGTCTTAAATAAATCCCTCATGTTAGCTCCTTGTAGGCTTCCCAACCTTTCCCTCAATCATTCTACCTACACTATTACTGGCAATAATAATAGATTTTAGAGAATTTGTAATCATTTTTAGAAAATAAATAAAAGAAAAATCCCTAGGATGTGGCGTCCTAGGGATAAATGGAGGATAAAGAATTTACTTAATACAGTTTCAAAGAATGGTCATAAAATGGATGGTTGGTCAGTTAACTAAAACCGCTAATCAAACAGATTATTGTAGTATAACTTAATTGTTATTTGAACTACGTTATTATAATACCCTACAAGAAGCTGGTAGAACTAGTAGAAAATAAATAAAAAGAAAAGTCCCTAGGAAAATGAGCTAGATTAGTATAGTAAGTAGAAGCTTTGTTGGATAACTTCCCAACTTCCTTCCCTAAAGCCCTCCAAAGCCTCTTCTTCCCCAAATAGCTCTACACTACTTCCCCTAATTCTTTTTCAGTTGTAGGTTCTTCTAATGGCTTTGGATAGCATTTATCATAGTAATTCTGTAATCTTGTTGAGCTTATTTTGTAATACTTTTGGTCTAATTCTACACCGATAAAATCTCTATTGCACTTGATTGCTGAAAGACCTGTTGAACCAGAACCCATAAAAGGATCAAGGATTGTGTGCTCTTCTTTGGATACTAACTTGATTAGGTATTCCATTAGTGCCTGTGGTTTTACTGTTGGATGTGTATTACCCTCGCCTCTTTCTTTGGAGGATACTTTGGCGCAATAGAAGAACCTGCTTGCTCCTCCTGTATCAGCATAACTATTCTCTTCTGTATAGATTGCTTTGTTTGGTGTGAAGGTATTTGTTCCAGTAGTTCTATCTTTATTATTTTTTGAAGAACGTTTTACTGATTTTGTTATTCCACTTTGTTTATCCAGTATCTCACCAGCTTCTTCATCAAGGATTACATTTGCTGGAAATCTACCTAATGTTTTTAAGTTCTCTAATGCTTTCTGTTGGGATGCGTTGTTTAGGTTTTCTTCCTTTCCACCATTAGTAAGTTTATGTATTGGTCTTCCCTTTACCTTATCAAAGTTCTCACCATTTGTTGCTACCCTACAATCATTTATGTTTAGATTATTATTTCCCTTTCCTTTTCTCGCTACACAGATTGGTTCGTGTGCTGGCTTCAAGTTCTCTCCCTTTGGAAATCCTTGTCCGTGTAACCACATAATAGTATCTCTAATCTCCCAGCCACCATCTTCTATTGCTGTGAATAATCTATGGTGTGTTCTACTATGACCGAAGGCTAACAGATAACCACCTTCTTTTGTTACCCTCAAACATTCTTTCCAAAATTCTTTCTTACTGGCAATACTATCTTCCTTATCCCATCCATTATTCATAAAAGAAATAAAGTAAGGAGGGTCAGTAACAATACAATTAACACTATTGTCTGGAAGTTCTTTAAGTTTAGTAAAGCAATCTTCATTATAAATTTCATACTTCATTTTTATAATTCTCCTGTAGCCATCTGTAAAGGTTCTTTCCACAGCAAAGGGTTGGAGCTAAATCTCTGTGAGCTACTATAGTTGCTGATGGATAATCTCCCTTCCATTTTCTTAATAAGATCTCTAGGGATAGTAACTGAAAGGGTAATGGGTTTTCTATCTCAAAGTTTCCTGTTAAACATACTGTTAAGGTTCCTTTATTCTTTCCCTTTACTGAAGCTGGAACTACATCTTCTGGTCTTGTATCATGTATTGTTCCATCAGCAGTAATCACTTTATGATAACCTATTCCTTTAAAT